CTCGCCCGGCAAGCAAGGTCCAACGCCGTGAGATCAACGCTGCGAAGACCGGTTACTCGGTCACCGCAATGGCGATCCTGTCGGGCAAAGCACCGCTGCCGTTCGCCTAATCCCCAGCCGGGTTTTAGCGCGGTTGCACAATCCGTACTTTTATAGTGACGGTCCAGCGTAGTGGTTAAATCCTAACGCTGGACCGCACGCAAAACTTCCAATTGGAGAAGCACACATGTCTCTGTATCTTCCTTTCACGAAAGCAGTCGACAGCACGGAAATGCTGACGGCTCCGGGTGCAGTCTTCACCGCTGAAGGTCAAGCACTCGTTCGCGCAGCCAGCGCTCCTGCTGCTGGCGTTCTTCCGGGCACTGGCGTTGCTGCCAACGACATCTTCGCGGGCTTCGCTCTCGCAGGTACGTCGGCACTGCCGTTCCCGGAATCGTACACCAACAAGGTGGAACAGTTCCTGGTTCCGGTGACGGGCGTGGTTACGCTGTCGCTCACGCCGGTGGCTGGTCAAGTGTTCCTGCATGACGACACGGCGGGCACCGCCAACACGGCACCGACGGTGTCGGGCAAGCAAGTGACCGGTCTCACGGCTGGCAACCAAGTCACCATCACGTACAAGTACGCAGTCAGCGTCGTGCAAGCTCGCGCGCTGTTCGGCGACGTGCAACCGGGCGGTTACGTCGGCGCATACGTCGGCCAAATCGGCGTGGTCACGCGTGGCTCGATCTGGACGTCGGAATTCGACTCGTCGGCAAACTGGGCGATCGCTGGTTCGGACGCATCGCATCAGATCGTCGTCGGCGCAAACGGCCAGCTCAAGCTCGGCACGGTCGGCACGAACGGCGTTGCAGTTCCGGGCGCATACGTGATCGGCGTTCCGGGTCAAGACGTGCCGTTCCTCGGCATCCGCTTCTCGGCTGCGTAAGCAACCAACAAGGCTTCTTAGTCCGGACGCGCACTTCAGCATAACGCTACCGCGCATCCGGGCTAATCACAAAACACGAAACGGAGTATCAAGATGCGTACAAAAGTTAAGGTTCGTGCGTCCAAGACGCCGATGGTGGCAGCCAGCGAGTATCGCTTCGACGGCGCGCTGACGGGTGAACGTGCAATCGGTCGCAACGGCGAAATCAACGCCAGCAACAAGCGTGACCTCATCAACCGCCAAATGGCTTTCGTGCAAGCTGCTTCGAACGGCCAAGTCGCCGGCGATGCAGTGTTCGCTTCGGCAGAACAAGCAACGAAGGCTTCGAAGGAACTCATCGCTGCTGCGTTCAACGACGGCGAAGCTCACCGCGTTCTGGGCGAGCGCATGGCTGATTCGCTGTACATCACGGCGAATCGCCAAGGCTTCATGCGCAAGTACCTGACCAAGATCACGGTCGAGCAGGGCGCAATCCCCCGCTTCCCGCTGCGCACGAAGAACGTGACGGCTGTGTACTCGACGTCGCCGACGAAGATCCAGTCGCAAATCACGCGCGACAAGTGGTTCACGCCGCCGGAACTGCAAGTGGTCACCCGTCCGTTCATTCCGATGAACGAACTGAACCAGTCGGCTGGCGACGTGCTGCAAGAAAAGTACGTGGAAGCAACGGAAGCCATCATGGTCGGTGAAGACCGCCTGTGGTACAACCAAGTGAACCAGATCGTCGGCGTGGACAACCCCCTGTCGATCATCTCTGGTCAGCTGACGCCGTACACGTTCGCGCAAGTCATGACCAACGTCACGCGTTGGGGCCTGAAGGCACCGCACGTCCTGATCGCCACGGACATCTATCAGGACATCATCGGTAACGCGGACTTCTTCAACGCGATCGATCCGGTTGCTCGCCACGAACTGCTGTTGACCGGCGAACTCGGCGTGATGTACGGTTGCACGATCACGTCGGACGCGTACCGTCACCCGGAGCACAAGGTGCTGAACCAAGGCGAATTCTTCGTGATCGCCGACGCTCTGAACCACGGCGCGTACTCGGATCGCGGCGGTCTGCAATCGCAGCCGACCGACATCTCGGTCGAGAAGATCCCGGGTCGCGGTTGGGTGATGTTCGAATCGCTCGCCGTGTCGGTTGCCAACAGCCGCTCGGTAGCAAAGGGCCTCCGTATCTAATACGGGAACGTCGAGTGATGCAGTATCAGGTAGCCGCATAAATGCAAAGTGCTACCTGATACTGTGTCTATCAAACGCACACAAGGAAACATGATGAAGACATACAATCGTGCTCTCGACTTCATGGCACTGGCTGCAGTCCAGTTCACCAAGGGTCGTCCGCAAGTTGCAGCAAAGCTGATGGTCAAGGCCACGGCAAGCTCGGACTTCGCACAAGCCATCGCGATCATCGAAGCGTCGAACGGTCAAGCGTTCGCAGCCAAGGAAGCTGAAAAGGCCCGTCTGGCAGCCGCAGCCAAGAAGGTCGCAGCGAAGAAGAAGGTGAAGGCTTCGGAAGAAGACGAAGCCCTCGAATCGCTGGTCGGTGACCTCGACGAACTCGACACCGACGCGGGTGACGCAGTCGAAGACGAAGTTGAACTCGACGAAGTCGAAGCATCGGATGAAACGGACGAGGAAGAAGACGCTGGCGACGACGAAGTCGAAGCACCGTCGGAAGCTTTCGCCTCGGCGCTGGCCTCGATGGTCAAGCGCGCCGCCAAGTAAGTTCGCGCACGCGCAGTAAAAGACAGAGGCCCGCCGGTGATTGTGCCGCCGGGCCTCTTCCGTTTGTGCGGTATATTCCGGAGCTCTTCCTATGTCGGAAATGCAGGCAATCCAGACAATCGATCACATGGTGCTTGCTGGATTCCAACAGCGTTTCCAGCAAGTGTTCAACTGCCCCTGCCTGTTCATCAACGCTAACGATAAGACGCGCATCCTGCAGAAGGTGTTTGGCGAAGGTCAGCCGATCACGTATCCGTATGCGTACTTCGTCGTTCAGTCGATGGGCGCTAACAATGAGTCCTACAACGCGCACGTGATGGCACGCCGCGGACTGGTTGTGAACGTAGCAGCGAATGACCTACTGCAGACGGTTCGGGTTGTGCCTACGAACTTCGTTATCGAGGTATCGTATGTCACCAACAAGTTCGAGTCGGTGGAACAGGGTTCGGTGTTAGCGTTCGTGCGTCGGTGGTTGCTGGCGCGACGGGTGGGTTACCTGAAGTTCAGCATCAACTACGGGCGACTGCAGTTTGGTATCAGTCACACGCTGGAAGAATCTGTGAACATCCCCCAACGGGAGAATGTCACTGAGAGCGAAACGTCTTACGTCATTACCACCTCCGTCACCACTCACGGTTACGTAAGTGAGCCGGTCCTTGGCCGACAAGGCAAGGTGACGGAAATCCGGCAGAACACCTCGGTTGGACTGCCCGGAACGGTAGTGTCCACGCAGTTTTCCGAGTTCCCGAAACAGTCCTAGGAGTAAATCGCATGGCTACGAAGGTTATCAATACCGGCCGTGTTCCTCTTCAAGTCGGCATCATTCTGGAAGACGGCACCAAGTCGTCTATCCGTGTGATGGGTCGCGGTCGTCCTGATCTGGCGGAAGGTGTGACCGTCGATCCGAACTGGCTGGTACTGCACGGCGGCGACGTCCGTGTGGTGGAAGAGAAGTCGATTCAAGTGGCCGAAGTCGCCACGCAGATCGACAACACGAAGAAAGAAACGGCCCCGGCAGCAACGACTGCCACGCCGTCCACCGTCGAAACCCCGGCTGCGACCGTCACTGCTAAGGAGGACAAGCAATGACTATCTCGGCAAAGCAAGGTTCGAAGGTAATCGTACAGGAAATCAACCTGTCGCAAGTGATCACCAGTGCTTCCACCTCGGTGGTTGCTCAAGTGGTCGTCGCCAAACAAGGCCGTACCATCCCGGTCCAGTTCACCAACGCGCAAGACTATCTGGCGGAGTACGGTAATCCGAACGCTCAGGTCAGCTTCGACGTGTATTGCGGACTCGACTACTTCGGCGAAGGCAATCAGCTGTGGGGTCTGCGCGTTGCTGGCACGGGCGCTCTGTACTCGGCACTGCTGATGTACACCGACGGTTCGGCTACGCATCTGCTGCCGATCGCCGCAGGTGTGGTTGACCCGACCAAGCCCAACTGGACGGCCATCCTCCCGAGCGGCGCGCAGAACGAAGCAATCGCGTTGTTCTACCCGAACAAGGGTCCGGGTTCGTACGGCGACAACGTAGCGCTGTCGATCACCAGCAACAATATCGCGACGCCGACGGGTTTCGCCGTGACCTCGGCAGCGACGGGCGGTACGCTGGTTCCGGCCACGTATCAGTACCAGATCTCCAGCGTGTCGCTCACGGGCGAGACTCTGGCAACCAATCCGGCGCAAGTCGTGATCGGCGGCGCGGCAGTAACGAACGTCGTGAATCTGTCGTGGACAGCGGATCCGCAAGCAATCGGGTACAACATCTACGGTCGCGTAGGTGCGGGCGTTGGCCTACTCGCTCAAGTTGGTCAGGGCGTGACCACGTTCACGGATACCGGCGCGCTGACTCCGGATACCACCAAGACTCCGGTGGTGAGCCCGGCTAACGCAGCACAGCCGCTCCCGACGTTCGGCCTCAACGTGTTCGACACGACGCAGTCCACGTCGTACCCGGTGGAACAGTTCAGCGTGTCGCTGGATGACTTCACCGACAGCACGGGCACCGAAACGGAACTGGAACAACGCATCAACCCGTTCTCGACGTACATCCAAGTGACCTCGAATGTGCCGGCTCTGCTGGACACACCGGCAGTCACGACGACGTCGCTGACTTCGATGAAGGGCGGTGACAGCGGTGCGGCTCCGACGAGCTTCCAAGTTGCGGCAGCGTGGAACACCTTCAGCAACAAGCAACTGTACGCGGTCAACATCCTGCTCAACTCGGGTCACGCAGATCCGACGGTGCAGTTGGCGATGGATACGTTGGCGCAGAAGCGTGGTGACTGCGTGGCAATGCTCGACATCCCGTCGGCAAGCCAACAGTTCCAGCAAGCGATCAACTACCGGAACCTCAACCTGAATCTGAATTCCACGTACTCGGCGCTGTTCGCACCCGACGTGCTGGAAGCGGATACGATCAACGGCAAGCAACAGTATGTGCCGTTCTCGGGATGGGCGGCAGCACTGTGCGCTCGTACCGATCGGGTTGCCAACCCGTCGTTCTCGATCGCTGGTCTGAATCGCGGTTTGCTCAACGTGCTGAAGACGCGCTACACCTACGACGACGGCCAAGCGGACGCTCTGTTCAACGCGCAAGTCAACTACACCAAGACCTTCATCGGTCAAGGTATCGCGCTGTGGGAACAACAGACGTGTGCTGCGCAGTTCTCGGCGCTGTCGTGGGTTTCGGTTCGCCGTATCGTCAACGTGATCAAGGTCGCGCTGTATCAGTTCTTGCTGTATTCGCTGCAAGAGCCGAACGACGACTTCCTGGGTCGCCAGATCGTTAGCTCGTGCTCGGATTATCTGCAGTCGATCCAGAACGCGCGCGGCATCTCGAGCTACACGGTGATCTCCGACAGCCAGAACAACTCGGCGCAGGACTTCAACAGCGGCGTCCGTAACGTGACGGTCATCATCGTCCCGACGATCCCGACGCACATCATCAACTTGCAAGTCGTGATCAGCAAGCAAGGTGTGTCGTTCACGGAAGCCCTGTCGCAAGTCAATCCGGGCTAAAGCTGTAACCAACGAGGCGACAGTGCTAGTACAGGCTGTCGCCTTGTAGACTAAGAGGTGACTCAGATGGGATTCAAACTCAACGCAGCAACGCGCCTTAGTGCTGATACCGAAACCAGCAAGGACGGTAAAGCAGTCAGCCCGGCGAATGGTTTCCGCGAGCAGAACGAGGACAACCTGAAGGACCGACAGCAAGACAGCCAGAAGTCGGTCGATGAAAAGCCCAAAGCCGAAACCACGGCGGATGCTGAGGGTGACGACGGCGCGAGCACTGGTGATACAACTATCACCCTGGACATTCCGCAGGACAACGACGACGATATGAGCTCGATCGACGCTGTGGTAACGGCCGCAGTTAAACGACTGCACGCTGAGCAAGAAGTCGAAGCGGACGCCGACCCGAAGCTCTTCAACATGGCAAACCAACCGATGGGGCCAATGGCATGATCATCAATGCGGCTACCCGCCTCAAGGCGTCGGAATACGAGGTCAAGCTGCACAAAGCTTCTGATCTATTCACCCGATTGAACGCGGTCTTCCGCAACAAGCTGTCGCTGAACAAAGTCGACGCTTCGATCTGCGTGAAGGACGTCAGCGTGGTGCTGGTCCTCAAAGCGTTGCAGCGCATGGGTTACGACCTACGTGCTCGCGGCGACAGTGAAGCGGCACACATCTTGTCGCTCAACGGCACGCCTGAACTGCAAGTACAATCGCCCCGCGAGGATTGGGACCCGGTTATCAGTTTCGTCTGAGACCCGTTGCAGCAATCCCAATTTGACGGTGTCTTCGACAAACAGACATACTAAGGAGTATCACAATGGCTCGTTCCAGCTTGTATGATGCACAAGCAGTGGCGGACCCGGCTCAGAGTTGGAACTTCGACTTGTTCCTTCCGGCAATCCCGGGTTCGTCGGATACCCGTGCTCTCACGTGGAAGTGCATGTCCACGGGTCTGCCCGGTTTCCAAATCGAAAAGGTCGCAGTTCCGCTGCACGGCGTGGAGTTGCAGTACGCTGGCCGCAAGACCTTCAGCCACAGCTTCCAGTCGGTGTTCATGGAAGCCTCGGACTGGTCGACCCGTTCACAGTTCTACGCTTGGTCCGAAGCTACTCGCTCCTGGGTCAACAACAGCGGCACGTTCGCCAGCGCCTACAAGGTGAATGCGCAGATCGTGGTCTACAACGACCTGCCGCAAGTCGCACGCACGATCAACGTGTGGGGTCTGTGGCCCGAACAGATCGCTGACGTAGCGCTGGACGGTGCGAACTCGACGCTGGTCACGCTCGACATCACGTGGTCGTTCGACTACGTAACGGATGCTTGATCATGATCGTCACCTCGGCGGCATCCCGTCTGGTGGCGGCAACCCACTCGTTTGCGTTTGAAGTGCGTATCCTTGACGACAACGGCCAGCACGGCGTTTTCCGAAAGACTGTAGACGCAGCAACGCGCGGAGCCGCCTGGATAAAGCTGACCAAGGATCTCAAGAGTATGAAGGTCCTGGAGTCGGTCTACCAAATCACGAGCACACCATGAAAACCCGACTGCACGCTGCACGTCGGTTGGTAGTTGCAGAAGGGGAGTGGTTCCACGCGATGGAACCCGAGATGCAGAAGCAGTATCTGGAAGAGCATCCGGGTAGTAAGTACGCGAAGGATCACACGTCAACGGCACCGGCCAATCCGAAGGCGCTACCTGCGCCCACTCAGAAACCGAAGTCTGAAGTAAAACCTGCTAGTCCGAAGCCGACGCCCGAAGAAGTCAAGAAGGTGTCACCGAAGGCGAAGGCCGCAGGTAGCAAGGAACGTGTTGACAGCGCTAAGAAGCTGAAGGCAACAGCTCCTGGTCTGGCGTCCCAGTTGATCGGCGGCGTCAAGGATTTCGGCCACGATCTGAGTGCAGTTGGCAACTTCCTGAATGGTCACCCCGAGCATGGTGACATGAAGCGTGTTGGTTCGATGCTGGTCACACTTCTAGGCACGGGCGCAATGATGACGGCTCTGGGTGCAACTGGCCCCGTCGGCTTTCTGGCGTTCATGGCACTGAAGAAGTTGGCGCTTCCCGAGTTGGTTGGATGCGCGAAGAGCGTGTACAAGGGAACCAAGCGTCAGTTCGCACCTGCGGATCGGTCCAAGATGTTGCCGGAGTATCAGGATGCGTGTGTTCGTTTGCTGGCTGCTTCTAAGCAAGATCAAGAAACGTTGCTGGAACTGATTGAGCTTCTCGCTGACATGGTTGCTCACGGGGAAATCCCGCAATCGGCTCTCGACGAAGCGCAAGCAGAACTGGAAGCCACGCACAAGAAGTAATTTGAAGTTACACCCAATGAGTGCGATCCCGTGCTCTAGAGGTTCACAATCGCAATCCACCTTTCTCAATAAGGACAGTATCATGCAAACCGTAGCTCTTACCGATTTCGAAATGAAGAGCGAGACGCTCGCCAAGGTGATGGTCTCGTTCACGGGCCGCTTCAACAAGGACAGCATCCGTGCTGCTCTGCTCGAAAAGCTGAACGGTCTGGCAGCTCCCGTCGAGAACAGCTTCCGCATGGTGAAGGCACACAGCGCGGGCGGCGTGGCCGTGGGCTTCCTTCGCGCCAACAAGGAAGTTCGTGTGGTCGAGAACGAAAACGAACTGCGCGCATCGTACCGCGTGATGAGCTCGAACATCCTGATGGACAACGCAGACAAGTCGCTGTGGGCTGTCAAGGAAGGTCGCGCTGGTAAGTACCTCGCACGCCACGGCAACGAAGATCTGTCGGAACTCGTGAGCGCCAGCCTCAATCGCCGCGCCGATGTGCCGGGTCTGCGTCATCTGTCGGTTGCCAAGGCAGCAGCCGGTGAGTTCGTAGCATTCGTCGGCAAGACTGGCGACATGGACTACGGCTTCGCAGTGCGCGCCAACGCCGACAAGGTGCAAGTCATCAGCCACACGACGCACACCCCGATGGTTGTTTCGTACGACATGGTCGCTTCGATCTGTCAAGTGCCGGTGCCGCGTGAGTTCGCGAAGCAGATGACGAAGGCTGGCATCAGCCGCGCGGACAAGGACCAAGCCAACGAATACTGGCGCAAGCTGTATTCGTACGACACGGCGTACATGAACGACGTGATCGAGCAAGTCAACGAAGACACCGTCGCGTAATCCGAAAGCGCACCAACGTCAAAAGCCCCGCCAGACTAATCATCTGAGCGGGGCTTTTGATTTACTGCAGTCGGTCCCAGAATTCCTGACCATACTGCTCGACGAAGGCTTCCTTCTGTGCATCGTACAGCTTGTCGGCACGCTTGCGATCACGGTTCTCGAGAGCCTCATGCAACATCGTACCGGGACCTACTGCCAGTCCACGATACAGATAGCCGTTCTTGATACGAGGGTGACGTGCGATCGGATGGGGTTGTGCCTTCCGTACTCGCTCCGCCTCGGCCGTTTGAACATCATCCATAAACACTCCGTTTTCCATGTGATGGTCGGCTCATGGGCAAACACCCATTTGAGCTATTTTAGCGTTGTCACGCATAGACAGGGACGTCCTCAGCGTGACGCTGTGACCGCTATTCAGACATCCGCCTCGGCCAAGTTGGGTATGTTCCGTTTCTTGGGGCGCTGCGTCTTATCCGAGTAGTCGGAACCCTTACCGCTCTTGCCGCCTTCAGGCTTCTTCTCGTCATCAGCGGCACCAAGGCTATCGTCCTGCGGCATGTCCTCCACCCGCATGTACTCGTAGACCATCTTGACGCGGAACGGGAAGGCCAAGCTGTTACGCGACTTGGGTTGTTCGACCAGCGTCTCGCCAGTTTCCTTCGACTCCTTGGTCGCCACCCAGATCCACGAGTTGGAACTGTGCTCGGAGATCGCCCGGCTGTACCGGATCTTGCCGTCGTCAGCCACCTGACACAGCAGGATGTTCACCCGGTTCTCGACTTCGGCGTTGATCTTCGAGTATCGGGCAACCGCACCCAACGCCCGCCACATATCGTCGCCATCCACGCCCTTCAGCAGTGAGATGTAGTCGATGATAGTGACGTCGCAGTCATACGCGCTAGTTGCCGCGTACACTTCCTCGATCGTCATATCTTCCTGCGGCTTGAAGATAGTGAAGCGTCCACCCTTGGCGAACACCTTCTTCTCCCACATCCGCTGCCGCTTGTACACCAGATCCTTCTCGCCAGTAGCTAGGCGCTGCAACAGGATCTTCGTGAGATTGGTCTTCGTGACGTTAGCCATGATACGACCAGTCATCTCACGCTTACTCATTTCCAACGGAACCAGCAGGACCTTGTAACCCATAGCCGCCATGTTGACGGCCATCGCCGCAGCCAACGTGGACTTACCGCCGCCGGAGTTAGCGCCGATGGTGACCAGCGATCCGCGTGCGAATCCACCACTCACCGTGTCGAACGCCTTGATGCCTGTCGGAATCACCTGCTCCGAGTTGTCCTCATACAGGATCGACTTGACCAGCGAGCTGCTGTTGTTATTGCGGCCGAAGTGCAGGAAGGCGTCTTGGTTGGACTTCTTCGAACGAACCACGTTGAACGCAGTGGCCGTCTCTTCAAGCAGTTCATCGATGCTGACCTTGGAACCCTGTACCTTCTGATTGATGTGGGCTGCCAGATTGAAAAGACCGCGCGTCTGCCGGTACTTGTTAAGAATGCGCGCCGCTTTGTTGGCGTCGTCGACCGACTGGACGGTAGCTACGCTATCGCGGAAATGGGAACGCGCATCCTCGGACAGGTCCGGGTCTTCGACCATCAAGCGGAACGACGGACTCGACCCACTGTCTTTCATCTGGCGCTTGATGCCGTCATAGATCTCACGACTTTCGTCGCTGAAGAAGTACGACTCGTCAACCTGCGCCAGTAGCGCACCGGCGATCTTCTTGTCCTTGTGGCACATTCCCCGTAGAACCGCGAGCTCCGCGCGGGGAGAAACGATCTTCGCCATGTTTCCTCTTATGCTTTGTGATCAGTGTGACCTTATTTACTGTCGGCCTGAATGACAGTAGTGGCGTGTCCACACTTAGTAAACTCACCGGTGCCGGTCTTCTTGTTGGTGCTGATGTACGGTGTGACGTTGCGGATCCCGAAGAAGTACAGGTATCCGTCCAAGCACATGAACTCCTTGGGTGACACTGTCGTATCCACCAGCAAGGGGTTGGATTTGGTATTGTAGTCGACGCCCGGAATGCCATACTCGTGCAGCTTGTTTGAGATGCTGGCCTGAACGTCAGCCTTGCTGCAGGATGCCAGTGCAATGACACTAGCTAGAATGAGTGCTGTCTTCATGTTCTGGTGATTGCGCAATAGGGTGCTCGTGGCACTTGAGGTTGAACTCGATTTCCCAGTCGCGACCCCACAAGCGGTGGACGTCGCTGATGCGCATCGCCCAGAACGCTGTGTGGGATTCGTCCGACCCTGACGGGGCTTGAGTGTAAGTGCGAATGCGTTTACGGCTGGAGGTTCGACGTTGTCGACTGTTCATCTATAGTTTCCTTATCAATGTGACGATGCCCCAAACGGTGAATAGAACGACGAACATGCCAACCCCATTCAGGATGTGCACGACGCCCAAACCAATCTCGGAGCAGCCCATGATGATACCTCCTAACGCGTCATAGAACTTCTACGCGCTTCTTGACGAGGCTTTCGCTGAAATACGCCACACCGTTCACTGGTACATACAGACGAGTGGTGAGAAACGACATCGGATCTTCACCTGCCGCCACGATAACGCGTGGGATATCAGCAAAGCGTTCGAGCAAGTCACGCGCCTTCTCCAGCTTTACGCCGGTACTGTTGGGCGTCAAATTGCTGAGCACGAGCATGGTAGGTGCAGTCTTACCGTCGATCTCGTCGTACTCCTTGAGGATCTTATTGTCGAATCCGCCGTACAGCGTGTGCCACAGGACGTTGCCTTTGACCGGACCGAGGCACGTCATGTGTAAGTGCGCCAGATAGGCTGCAAAGAACTTGGCTTTGCTGTCATCCGGATTGCCAGTCACCCCGTAGATCAGAGGTAGTGTCGGATCGGCACTGAACATAGCAAGGCTGTTACGCTGCACCTTCTCTTCGATGATGCGGTCTTCGAGCTTCTCGCTCTCAGCCACGAACGCCAGCGGATCCCACTTGAACGCACCTTGCTTCCACACGCTGCCGGGAATCATGGCGCGCAGTTGTGCCGACGGATGACGTATCTCGATGCGACCCACTTCTTCAGGCGTCGGGCTGCGCTGTGTCGGCTGCTTTGCTGTGCGCTGTACTGCCTGAAGATCCTCTGCGGTGGCTTCATCCGCCGGATCGTATCTAGGGGTGGTCTTCTTGGCGGCGAACGGCGGCTGACGGCGACGTCCGTTGGCATTGGCTTTGATTTCTCGCATGGGCTTAGAGACTCCTTGTTTGTACCTCTTATTTACGCAAGACACACCACAGTCCCAAAAGCAAAGGGCCGTATCCCATTACAGAATACGGCCCTTCGATTGTGACTAACACGGTTCAACGAGCGGCATCCTCGACAGTCTGCCACTATCCCGCTGAAGTAGGTTCGGTTCCTTTTGGGTGACGCCGGTGCAAGCTCGGTGCAACGCCATCTCCATCGTATCACCATCCCCACTTCCCAACACGATCGAACGATTGGGGCCAGTGTCACGAACGATCTGCGCCGTGAAGTAGGTTCCCATGTCGTACATGTCCAGCCTGAAGCTGTTCACCATTTCTGCTGCCACCATAGCCTCCTGTTAGAATTCTACTTTTGCGACCTTGTCCTTGTTGGCGAAGTAACCCTTCAACACTTCTGAGTCACGCTCACTTATCACCGGCCGGAACTTGGGGCTGACGCATTGGAAGTACTCGTTACGCAAACAGTTACGACGCACGTTCATGTCGTCGAGGAAGAAGCGTAGCACTGGCGTCGGCTTGTCATCCCACGGTGTCAGGATACGAGAGGTACGCTGTTCACAGTTCTCCATGTTGGAGCTCATGGTCACATCGTACAGCGCACTCGCCCGCGGGATGTTGGTGCCGGTACTCAGCAGCTTGATGTTGCCGACCAGAATCTTGGCCTTGTACTTCCGGGCCCACTCGATGTAGTCGTCACGTTGCTGCTTCTTCAAGCCGCCGTAGAACGGATACGCCAGTGTTTCACCGGCCAGCTTGTTGATAGCCAGTACCAACGCCTTGATAGGTGTGATCTGTGAGAAGGGTATGAGAACCATGTGACCGGCCTTCGCATCCTTGATCGCCCACTGCGCAATCAGCTTCAAGCGCTTCGGATCCTTCTCCAGACTCGACACCATCCGAACCCAAGGCACCTGTCCCTTGTAGTTCTGGACATACGCAGTACGGACCAATCGTACATGCGGACGCAAGCGCTCCACCTTGATGTCGGCTACCAACGGACCGATGAGGTTGCGCATCAGGATGTATCGACCATCCTTACGTGACGGCGTACCTGACAGGCCAATCTTGTAGCGACAATTGATGTTGCTGATAACCGTCGCGTACTTTGGGGCCGCACCAGTGTGCACTTCATCGATGAAGATGCACTCGAACATGTCCCGCACTTTGCGCAACAGCTTCTGGCCGTTCTCAGACCAGAACGTCTGGGTAGTGACCAAGCAGATGTCGTACTTCAGGAAGTCCGCGTACGTCTTGGCGATACCGATCTGGTCCGGACGACAGTTGGTCAGTGCCGTCTGCGTGGGACTACCGACGAACGTTTCCTTGAAGCCCAATAGCCACTCACGCTGCGACGCCATGATCATGGTCTTCCGACCAATCTTGCAAATGGCGGCACTCGCCATCACCGTCTTACCACTTCGCGGAGGCGCACGCAGCACGCCGCGCTGCTTCTCGATGATGGCGCTGACCGCAGCAGGTTGATAATCCTTCAGAGTGCCTGTGAACTTGATAGGCCGCTTGAACTTCTTAACCGGGAACCGATCCTTGATGCGGTACTCGATGTCGTGGTTGTCCAACACCTTGAGCAAGCCTGACTCGTCGCCGATCGGTGTCTTGATGTAAGTGTTGTCGCCGACCTTTACGTTGGAAGCCAGTTCAGCCCCGCCCTTGAACGCCGCGCAGTTATCACACACGCCTTCCACGAGACCCGTCGGACTAGCCTTCTTCTCGTCGTTGAACTCACACTTACCGCACGCCTTGTCCTCGAAGAAGAGGAACTTGTACTTGTTCAGCAGTCCCTTGCGCAGCTTGATTGGAAGGCTATCCTTCCGTATATAAAACGCTTCACGCGCATTGATAGTTATCATTTCTGGTTGATCGTCAGCGTTAGGTCGGTCGCCGCTGCCAGTTGCTTGATACCCTGGATGTTCATACCGGCGAAGCGAACCTTATTTACGCCACCCTCCGTGATGGTACTGGCTTCTACAACGAAATCCATGGTGGCGATCAGCTCGCCGATCAGACCGGCGGATACTATCCCGGCGTTCAGCGACAGGGCAAACACCAGCGCGTCCGTATCGTGCAGAGCGACCGGAGCCTTGTTGAATTGCTTCGAGACTGCGGCGATGAAGTTGAGCACCGCTGTGAACGTATCAGGCAGCGCCAGATTGTCGTTCAGGCCCATCTGAATGTTCTTCGAGACGTTGGGTGCGAACATCACGTTGCACACCGGCTTCAGAGTATCAGTGTTGAACAACAGCAGATACTTGGCATCCGACTTGGTGACTGATAGCGCGGGGCCGCTGAGGATTACGGAATTCATTGTGCTTCCTTATCAAGTTTATGAGTCACGTCCACGGCCGTGATCCGGGTTATGCTGTGCTCTTTGGAATTGCCGAACCGATCGATACGCTCCACTACACCCTCAGCGTTATACGCCTTCACGTCGACGTTGACCACCCCAATGAAGCCCTGGAAGCCTTGCCCGAATACCTCGATCCGCATCTTACCGTCGGGGTGGTTCTCGAGGAAGTACGGACACGCGAACGACATCAGGTAGGCAGCGTGCCGGTACACGCGATGATCGGTCGTCTGTGCGATGAGCAACGACAACTGACCTGTTGGTGGCACGCTCTGCAACACGACTGCCGAGCCAACGAACGAGATCTCTTCCCGATTGCCGAGCTTGGTTTCGTAGACACTGTATTTCCACAGGCCGTGGATGGCTTTGTCATTCGTGCTGTGGAAGTATTCGTAGAAGTCGTGTAGCGAATGCATGATTGGTTATACCTCGATGATGGGTGCATCAAACGCGTTCAGACTGGCCGTCTTCAGCGTACACTTCAAGACTTCGCGAGTCTCAGTGTACTTCCCGACCTTGCTTCGTGCGACTTCCCACACCGCCATCAGGTGAGTGCGGTTTTGCAGGAGAGTGGGTGTGAGCAGCGCCCCCAGATAACAGGCAACATCAACCCGGTCTTTGCGCACCTGAAGATGTGCGACCGGCACGAACCCGCGATGTTCGATCAACGCATCCAGGACAAGCTTCGCCCGGTCAGCGCCCATGAGCAGCGGAATTCCGACCGGCGAATCCGTGAACGGCGCACCGTTGTACTGGTCCGCTGCGGTTTCAATCATTCTGGCGAGTTCGGCGCTTGTCATACTGTGTCCCCTAGAGTACGCGGCCCTTCGAGCCGTCGAGTAGTTTCAACGATTCCATCATGTTTCTGAGGGAGTGCCCGGCCTGATCGATATCCTTGATGATATGGTCGAGCATCTCCAACAGTTCCTTTCCTTCTTGCGCCAGATCCCGAGCACTACCCTGCACCCGCTGAACCAACGCATTACGCTGCGACTCGTTGCTGTACTTCCGAATCTCGTCGTTGTACGTCGTGACCATGTGACGCTTCATGGCGTCCATCGCCTCGTCGAGCAAGCCTAGATGATAACTGGCCTTCACTCGGATCTCTACCAAGCGCGCACGCGCCGACAGATCCTTCAGTGAAGCATCCATCAGAGCTTTCGGGCTGTACTGCGCTTTGCCGTGCAGAGTACGGGACGTACGCGACGCGTGCAACGCAAACGCCTCGTTACGGTCTGCATCTAGGTTCAAGCGTGACTGGGTGTTCTGAACGATGTTGCGGAACTTCTTGTACTTCGGGTCTACCTTGACGTCGTTGAGCAGACCACGCAAGTCCACTTCGTCATCGTCGTCTCTACGTCGGCGAGTCGCCATGTTATTGTTCCTGGGAAGGGTTCACTTAAACTATTGTTCTTCGAAGATTGTGCGCACGTCGTCACCGACTACCGGGCACACTGCCAGCGTGCCGCGATTGGTGTAGTGGTAGACGACGAGGTCAGGGGTCTTCAACAGCACTTCCACGTTAGATGCCTTGCCGACACCCCGGTTCATGTACGTGGCAAGGAAGCCACCACTATTTACCACGTGGAACTGCGACTCGAAGTAGAACCCGACCTTCGCGCCATTCAATACCAGCCAGTGCATCTGGAACATACACGAGACTGGGATGCGCTCGCCAACCGTAATCACCGCACCCTTCGCAATCTTCGTGAGGAACAACGCGTGCCCCTCGTCGAGAGTGTAGAACAGGTGCGGTTCAGCATCCAAGGTAACTTGCAGATACTGCGACTCGATCGTAGAGTTGGGATTCACACGGGAGTCGAATAGGTTTGTCATTCGCTGGCCCCTTCGTCCTGATTCAGCGCTACCAGCAGACTGGTTCCCTTGGTCTTGAACATCAGGAACGAATCGGCCACTAGCTTCATCAGCACTTGATCGCCACACTTGCGAACAGCTTCATCGAAGAACTCGTAGTCGATCTTGAACTTCACTGCCTTCTTGATCGAGCACTTCATGTACGTCTTGACGATACCGTTGGTGGTCGCCACTTCGAACCGTACCTTGCCCGGCTCTGTTACCACCGACAGTTCCGGCCTCTCCTTGGTTGCCACACTGCGGCAGTTGTCCAGGAACGCCGACACGTCCTTCTTGTCGAGCTCGATCGCCAGACCATCCGCACGGGATGCTTCCTTGGCTTTCTCCAGCACCAGATCCGGCGACAGTGCCGCATCATCGTTGACTTCGGGAAGCGCCAGCGATACGTTGACCAGCTTGTTCTTGACGATAAGCGAGCTGTTCGTCACCGTCATCGTACATGCCAACTTGTTGAACGTATCCAACACTGCAGTCAGCGTTTCGATCGGCAGCGTGAGCTCCATATCACCGTTCACCTCCTTGGAGTTGATGAACGCCATGTGCTGTTGGTCATAACAAGCAACAAAAGCTGACTTAGAAGTCAGCTTCACCGAGACCGGCATGAACGTCGTGATGTTCTGCGTGGGCTTCAGAGCCACGGCTGCGACTGCCGACTTCAGCCATTGCAACTGATCCACGGTAAGGTCCCACGACTGACCTTTGGCTTCTTCGGCCGCGTCCGACTCTTCGACCTGCAACGCGTCCACTGTCGTCAGGCTGGCCTTGTAGCGACCGCCTTTCATATTGAGCATCGTCTTGTCGTATGCCATCTCCAGCGAGGCGTGCCCCTTGGAGGCAGCCGCCAGACTGTCGGTCGGAATGGCGAACAGGGCTTTTCCGGTAACGGCACACGGGATAAGCACCGAGCAGCGGGACAACTCGGCTGCTGAGTGCAGATGCAGGTTCTTCCCGTCCGAGTGCAGCGTCACGTTGCCGGTGACCGGCGGGCTCAGGCGCAGCGATACCCGGATAGCTTCCTGCAGGATTTCTGTATCGATGGTTGCGTTCATAGTTGATTGGGAAGGGTGTGGGTATGCTTATTTACGCAGACTGCGCGCGCCGTCTTATACGACGGTCAGGGTAAGCACCGCAGGGGTGGACTGGCCGAGGTTGTCGGACACCGAGAAGTTGAAGGTGTAAGTTCCAGCAGTCGGATCAGCCAAGCGCAGGACGCGAACCGTGTTGAACATCACGCCGCCGCCCGGAACGATGACCTGACCGCCGTCACCCTGAAGCACGCTTGCTTTGAAGACACCACCGGCCGGGTTGGACACAGTTGCCAGCGACAGCGGAACCACGCCGTTGCCGTATGCCTTCGGATCTGCTTGAACGCTTGCCGCGAACAGCGTATCCCAGCGGAAGTCGAAGAACGAGCAGTCTTCAGCGAACGACTGCAGATTCATGGTACATGCCCACGTCAGCGTCTTCGGCGTGCTGACTGTCGGAGGATTCTGACTCGGCATTGCCGCCCCGGTGTTGAAGTTCGCCATGCCGACCGTCATCGAATCAAGGAACACGCCCTTGGCGAAGTGACGGAACCACCCGTTGACAGGCATCGACCACCATGCGTAATGGCCGATGTCGTTGGGGTTCTCCACCGAGACCAATTCCGCGTAACCGCGCCACGGAGCTTGACTGGCGGTCGATTGCGGGAACACCGCAGCCATGAACTGCTGGACGCGCTGTTCACCGTAGACGTTGGTGGAAACCTTCGGAGGCAACGTCACACTCTGGATGGCAACCGAACCGCTTGCCAATGCGAACGTCGTTTCTGCACCCGTGAAGGTGGTGGACGCGATCGGGAAGAATCCGTACACGCGACCACTCGGGGTCATGACCGGCAGAAGCGTCTGCTTGGACGGGGCAACAAGTGCCAGTCCGTATTGATTGCTACTCATGGAAACTCCTTAGTTATGCGGATACCGTGGTGTCCACGTTCGAGACCTTCGCGTAGGCCAGTTCCGTACCCATGCAGGTGATGCCACAGACACATGAACCATCCGTCGGATCGACCGCGGCGATTACGTTTTGGTTGGGGAAATCGTCAGTACCTACAGGCTCCCGCCAGCAGACGCGCACTTCGTTGAGCGTTGCACTGTCCAGGTGAACTGCGGCTTGATCAGCGCTGAACGGCGTGAAGTCGAAGCTCGCGGGGATGCTGTGCACCGTGATCGTCTTGGCGCTCTGAACCGGAACGAACGCGTTGTCCGATAAGATCAGTGCTTCTTTGTCCACGTCGATGACTTGTTGGGTGCCGTTGGGGGAGGGTACAAGATACAGACGGATGAAGGCCATTTGCTAAAACCTCTGATGAGTGTTTTGTTGATTTGTGATTCCGGTTTGGTCTACTCGCTGATGTAGCAGTCCAGCCGGGTAAAATTGCCAATTAGGCTTTTGATTTCTCGAAGGAACGCAGCACATACAAGATTTCAAACTGCTCAAATCCAGTTTCATGCGCGACGATTTCGACGTTATCGCGACGCGCACGACCCACGGCTTCCCGCAGTTCCCGAGCCTTTTCGCTGTCCATCAACGTCAGTAGCTGGTCCAGCTTGTGCGACGACTTCAGTTTGCGCTTCAAGGCCGTGATGCTGACGCTACCCGCCAGATAGGCCACGCACATCAGGTTGACTTCCTTGCGCAGATTGTACGGGGTGATGCGGTACATGGCCGACTGCACATGATTAAAGAACGACGGCTTGGTTGCGATGTTGACGTAGTCCTCGATAGTCGGCTCGTTGACAACGATCTGCCAGTCGTGAGTAAGTGAGTTCGCGGCGATCAGCGCTTGCTTGACTGCCGCGGTGACCTCCATCAATCCACGATGCTCCGGCCACAGTACCTGACTGATGTTGGACGTGGACAGCGCGGCTCGTGCGTCACACACGAAGTACACTGCTCGGCCCATGTCCACCCGCACCTTCGGGACGTTGCGTACCCGATCGACAATGATCGGCCACACAGGTTGTTCTTTGCACAGACCGTTCACTGTCATGTGCAGGGTTCGAACCAAACCACCCACTAGTGAGTGGCTCATGTTCAGGCTTTTCAGGACGGTCGACAGTTGATGCGGCGAGACGTCGACCAGCCCGTATGAGGCTAAGATCATTGATGGGTTCCTCGGGTAAGATGTAGTTATCTGTTATTTGACTTGGTGCGGGAAGCCTTCAACAATAGAGGCCACCCCTTGATTCTTCACAACAGTGAACGGCTTGGCACCTTCGTAGATTTCGTCGCTCTTCGGAGTAACGATGATCACTGACGGGATAAGCGCGTTCAGTACCGGCAGCAGGTCCTGGAAGGACTGCGTCATTTCCTTCGAGAGGTTAGCGGTAGGTTCGTCGAGTATCAGCATGGAACAACGCTTGTGACTCGGAACGAACGCGAGAAGCGCCAACACCAGCACGATGGTAAACAGCTTCGACTCGGCGCCCGACAGCTTGCGTACATCCGAAGTCAGCGTCTTCTTACCGTATCGACGATGGACCATCAACGATACCTGCGTGCCCCATTCGAACTCGAAGCGGTACGTCTCGGGGAAAACTTGTGACGAATACTTGTTGACGAGTGCCATCAAGCGCTGGCTGATTGCTTCCACCGCCATCTTCTTGATGTTCTTGTCCTGATACCCCTGCACCAACAGACGCAGCGGTTCTTCGTCGCGGAGCTCACGCTTCATCTCAACCAGACGATCACGCATCTCGGTAACACGCACGCTGATGGTCTGATGCACTTCCAGCTTGGCACTGACCTTCGACAACCGTTCCTGAATCGTGTTCATCTTCGATGACAAACCACTGGCGTTCTTGGCCTTGAGCTTGTCAGCCTTCGTCAGCTGCAGATACTCCAGAATGGTTTCGACGTGCGGACGCATTGCCTCTAGCATAGCCCTACGTTCATACAGTTCTTCGAGCATCCGCTTGAGCACCACCGTCTGTAGCTTCTTGCCCTCGAACTTCTTGGGCTTCTTCGGCAGATCCTGAAGTTCTTCGTCGATGGCTACCCACGGCTGCACGTTGGACAGTTCGGCAGTGAGCTTCGTGATCTCGGCGTCGGCGGCTTCCAGCTTGACTCGCAGCTTCTTCTGCTCACCACGCGCGGCTTTGTACTCGGCATACGCTCGATGTTGCTTGGCCTGTGCCGTCAGCTTCTTGACTCGCGCTTGCAACACCTTCGGATCTTTGATCTGCACGACTTGCCCGCACGTCTCGCACTTACCTTCCGCGAACTGTTCGGCGTGTTCCAGCTGATGCTTGTAGGCGCGCAACGC